TAGTTGCTCACGTACGGTGTGTTGCCAAACACTTGTTATCGTTAACCGTTAAGGCTGTTGACCAGCCAAGGCTTTACGCCTACGTCCGCCAGTGACAAGCCAATGAAGGCCAGCTGGTGTGGACGGGGGTGCTCCTTAGAGCAACCCTAGCATGAGGGCTGCGCCGGCCTCTTCTAAGAAGGGGATGGCGGCTCTGCCCACTGCCTTTGCACTTCGCAAAACTAAGTCTCCTGTCACCTGAAGTGCAGAAAGACCTATGTCCTTGAGGGACCGGTTCACCACTGTGCTGGTGGAGGGTTTGCCAAAGGTAGGTCGTACCTTGCTATGAAATTCAGCTACTGCCATAGACAAAGCTGGTTTGTGGGGCTTGGCGGGCCCCACAGGGAAGTAAGACGGGTTGGTAGCATTCATGATCACTTCCTGGTGAGAAATCCACTCGATTTCTATAGAAGTACTCTCCAGAAACCCGTCTATCATGATCACCCAAATGGATTGACCTGATGTGTGCCTGTTGGCGCGATCCAAAGCATCAGCATGCTGTCCATCGTTGAGTCGCCCCTTGCGCTGATAAAGCTGAGCCCCCACGTCTAAAAAGGGGAAAGGTACGGTAAAGTACCCTTTCTTGAGAAGCTCAGAATGGAGCAGGTCAGTTTTGGTGTGCGCCAGTTGGAATTCAGCCACATTGTTTGGGTAATAAAGTACATTGTGCTCCACAGCGTCAACAGTGTCAGCCAGCATATCAGGCAGATTCGCCATCCATATGCGGCCCGACACATTGTCCTCATTTTCTTCAGTGGAGAATCTTAAACCAGCTGCCACTGTGCGGCACAGTGTGTAGTACTCTGGCCCTGACTGACTACATCCTGTCAGGACCGCGGCACCAGAATCATGCCACAGAATCTCCCCCGCCGTAATGGAAAAAGGATCCACCCTCATTCTGCGAGGCTCAGGGCTGAAAGCCACCGCCGCTTGACCGTTGGCGTCCGCAGTAAGAGTGAAGGTTTCTTTGACAGCATAAGCGCCCGAAGGGTAATTATACCAATCCGGGATCTTTGCACCAATGGCCTCTTCGGCGAAGGGAGCCACGTTGGCAATGTAATACTTGTCTAAGTCACCTCCCTTGCTCTCCTCAGGCATGAAGGGCTTGCGTGATTTCGGGCGCTTCTTCTTGATCACCTTCTTAGCACAGGGCCGTAACAGAGGGGGTTGATTCCCATTCTGCACCAAAGCCATGTCTCGGCACATGTGGTTCCAAGCCCGATGCACAGAAGTGCCCAGGTTGAGGTCTATGTGAGACATCGAGGAAAAAAGCATGTGCAGCTGGGGGGCCAACGGGTTTCCTCCTAGTGCCACTTCCTCTTCTCCAAATTCCCTGGCCACCTCCAGAAGATTCCTGCCGGTCTTTCGGGCTATGGACATCTTTTCCAGCTCTTCTTGGAATGGAATAACTTCAATGGCCAAATCACTAATGTGATCCTCCGCAGCCTGGCCGTGCAATCCAGCATTACTGACTAGTTTGCGAGCCCTTCCAAGATCAATGGAAACTCCAGTGTCGATGATAGAACCTTCAACCCGCATGGGGCTATTGCAGATGTGCACATGGTCTCTAATGTATTCCTCCATCATGAGAATAATGCACACAGGAATGCCATACATGGCTGAAAACTGATCATACGTCTCATTGTCTGGGTAATCAACAGTTCCTCCTTGGCAACGTGTGGGATTCATACCCCTGGACTCTTTGCGAGGGGCTATGTTCATTTCTTCCGCGCTCCTGGCTAAGGCTCTATAAATCTCGCCTATGATAGGTATGTGTCCACAGGTGGGAAGGAGTCCTTTAGCTGTACCGTGAAGCAAGCTCTGGTGCAGATGTGCCGGGTGTTTGTTGTAATTGACGCCGGTCTTGGACAATTGCTTGAACCCCAAGTTGCCCCATTTATAACCACGGTGCATCTTCCAGAAAATCCCGGAACAAAATGTAGCCTCGTCCATGGATGTTCTTGGTATTACAGTAACTTTCATACCAATGGCTTGATAGACCCTAGTGATGGCTTCCACGTTGATAGGTACTGAGTAACTGACCACTCCGTCGTCACCATTCATCATCAAGTGATGCATTTCCATCTTGAGCTCGTCAGCCACAAACGCTGCTACGCAGTAGTGTATCAGAGAATTGTACATTGAAGTCCACGGGTCACCGGAACGGCGTCCGCGCCTGGCTGAATATTTCACAGAACCATCCTTGCTCTGACCACTGACGTTATCCCAATTCTTGAACAGGAACTGCCAGTCTTCATTGTCAGGCAGCCCTTCCACCACGTTTTTGGTAAACCACAATTCCAGTTTCAACATCAGATTGTTCATGGATCCATCCCAGCCTGAAACATCAGATTCACAAATGTGTCCATACAGTTTGTCAGCGAAGGATCCCCACTCCCAAGGAGTGCCACCAGCTGCGTAGTAAACATTGGAATTCACGTTCATGATCTTCTTCAGTTCACAACCGACTCGAGCAAAGTGAACCAAGAACTTGGACAAGAACTTTTCTGAACGGCTCCATATCATGCGTTCCCGCAGGGAGTCATCATCCTTGAAATAAGCTTCAGTCTTCATGATGAGTGTGGCCACCGCGTCCTTTCCCGTCAGGGGTTCTCCTCTAAGTTTCCACAATCTGAGGGTCTTGGATTCACCATAACGGGGTTGACAGTAGTCAAAGAACTGCTGTCGGGTCACCGCCGTCTCCACCTGTATTTTGCCACCAAATTTGTCTCTGAGGAGGTTCTTGCTGAATCTGGTGAAGCGTTTCATGGTAGCCTTGTCAAAGGTCACCTTCTTAGCCATTCGATGACGGAGGGCATTGTAAACCGTTTCATTGTTGTTGCGCGGTATTATCATGTCCACGTCGGTAAACAGCCCAAAACAGTCCACGTCCTCGTCACCATGCTTTACCTCGCATCCATCCCAAGACAGACTCACATCGTCCGCCACCGGAGGCAGCTTGTGTGGGTAACTGTTGCTCTTTGTGAGCAGTACCTTGGCACAGGGAACAAACAACAGGTCCAGTGGCATGGAGTGTTCGCACTCAGCCAAAGCTTCTCGGTACACAATGGTGCTGATTTTGAACTGGTTGGTGGGATTACACAGAGTACCTCCGTGGTTCTGACAGAACGTTGTGTATTCGCACAGCCTCAACCAGCGCCAATTGATAAGGTTACGGACCCTGTTTTCAATGCGCTCCAGTTCCTTGTCCACGTCCATTCCACGAAAAGAACAGTACGAAGCAAATCTAACGTGGGCTCGCTCGTTGTAGCCTTCGGCTCGAGCTTGGAGCATCACTGTGGCCTGGTTGAGAACCCAAGGCTCGTTGAGTACCTCTTCACAGTGGCGAATGAGGAAAGGGTAGGCCCTAAAGGACTGCTTATACCTTCCTGCCAGCATGGCCGTCAGTTTGACCATGTCATGGACATAGCCATTGAACACCTGGGATACCAGCCCCAGTGCCACTCCGCGAACTATGTCCTTGGTGCCCCCCACAATTGGGTACCATTCATCCTTGTACATGAACCCATCCTCCACCGGTATCGGTTTCCCGTCCTTAATCTTACCGCGTTTCAGTACCACGATGAGGCCTCCGAGTGAACTGTACTCGACAACTTGACCAGCCCGGAGGGGCTTGATGGGGAAATTCAATATGCATTGGTGAGCTTCTTTGACATTCTCCTTGTACAAGCTGATAGTCCCGTTCATCATCACTCCTTCGTCCACATGTATGGGATTCAAATCCCGGCATTCAATGCCTTGCTGAAGAAGTATGGGATTGTAACGCATGAGGCGGCGATCGATGTAAACCAATTGATCCTGATTGTTTCCCAGTTTTTCGTTGATTTTGAATAGTTCTTTTTTGGGGATCACAGTTCGATTGGCCTTGGCTATGGCACGATTTTCCTTGTCGCGTTTCATCTTAGCCTTGCGCTTCGGGAGTGGGGTGACCGGTTTGGGATTGGTTCGCAAGTCATTGATGAACTCCTCATCAGACTCACCCTCGGGGGACACTTCAGGTTGGACAGGGACCCACTTCCCTTTTCCACGCCGGTTCCTGTTCTTCCCATTCCGGTTGTTGTTTCCCTTGATGGGGAAACCGGGCCTACTTGGCCCATTGAGCACATCGGCCTCGTCCGATGACTCACTGCGTTTCTCCTCGCCAGGATGGGTGTTTCTACCTCCTCGAGGCACGTTGTAGCAGTCCACTTCGGCTCGTTCACCTAATGGATCGAATGCAGCAACGACCGCATTCTCGCTCGGGATAACTTCCTGCCTTTTTGGCCGGTGCAGGTTTCGAGACTCCCTAACATCTCTAGTATCGGCTGCCAAACCAACGCCATTAAGGTCGCTGATTTGGCCTTCGTCCAAAACGCAAAGATCACTCATCATAAAAAAGAAAGGAGGGTGTTCGTGTGCGTCAGAACAACGGCTATTTAACCTATAGCTAGGCGTCTCCCAGACGAGCAAAACAACCCCAACAGTTCGCAACTGCTGGGGGGGTGGGAGCGTTTTCCCATGCGTAGATTCCATGACCCAGGAATCGCTTGGCCAGACGAGGGGGGCATTCGTCTGACGCACGGATTACGGTCGGTACTCCCGTTGCAAATCCATCACTCCGCCGGGGGGCTCCCTATGCGCCCCTGGTCCGCC